ACCCGCGGCGCGGCCACCGCCGGCGGGCCGCCGGGCCTCTCCCGGTACCGCCGGGGTGAAGGTTGGCGTTCGCAGCTGATCGGGTGAGATGACAAGTCCGCTGGTGTCTTTGAACGTGACGATGGCACTGATGTCGATCTGCTTACCGCCGGGAAGCCGCCCAATCTGATCGGCCACGTTCTGAATCTGCGCCTGCGCGTTCTGCGCGCTCTGCGCGGTGCCAGCCATGTTGCCGTCGAAGTCGTGCAGGCTGAACCCCGCCCGACCGATGTTGTCGCCCAGCTGCCGAATCCCGTCGCCCGCCCCGTACATCTTGTCGGCGAACCCGTCTAGCGTTCCCTGCGCGTCACGCAGCCGCGCCGCAAGACCGTCCTGGCCCACCGCGTCGGCCACCGTGGCAGCCGCGCCGACCATCTTCGAGAACGCCTCCACCACGAAGCCGCCGGCGTTGCCGATTCCCTGGACGAGCAAGCCCAGCGCCGAAACGACGCCGCCGATGGCCAGCGCCACCCCGGCACCCATCTCCGTCGCGACGTTGGCGACGGTGAGGAAGAAGTTGGTGATGTCGCCCTGGTGCGCGGTGATGAACGTGGCGAGCTGCTGCAATGTCGGGCCAAACGCGGAGGCCAACGACTGCTGCATGCCGCCCACCGCGGTCTCAATGGACCGCTTCGCGCTCTCTACTGAGCCCGCCGCGGTGTTGCCCATGATGTCCGCGGCTCGCTGGGTCGCCCCCGAGAAGTCGCCGAGCTGACTCACCGCGGTCGAGAGATCGAACTGGTTCAGTGCGCCGCCGAGATCCTCGGCCTGAGTGCCGAACAGCTCCACGGCGATCCGGGACTGTTCAGCGGGGTCTTTGACGTTGCGCAGGCCGTCGAGCACCTGGCCCAGCGCCTCTTTGGCGGCAGGGCCGCCCGCGGCGAACTTATCGCGCATCGCGTCAGCGGACAGGCCGATCGAGGTAAACGCGTCGACCGTGGTGTCTGAGCCGTCGACCGCGCGAATGCTGAACTCTTTCAGCGCATCTGCTGCGACGTCGGTGTCACGCGCGCCGCCCTTGACTGCCTGCGACAGCAGGCCGACCGCCTCCGGCCCGTCGAGACCCAGCTTGCGGAACTGGGTGCCGTACTCGGTGATGGTGTCCAGCCAGTCTTGGGACACGTTGAGGCCGGCCTGCTGGCCCTTGGTGATGAGGTCGAACGCGGCGGTGGCGTCGGGCGCCAGGCCCGTGCGGATGGCCTGCTGCGCAGCGCGCGCGACGGCGGGGATCTCCTCGCCCAGTATCGAGGACACGGTGTCGAGCTGACCGATCAATCCGGCCTGCTCATCGGCCGACGCGTTGGGATCGAGAAGTCCGGATTGAATGGCCGCGGCCGCGGCGTCCATGTTTCCTGCGATCGATTCGCCGAAATTGCCGGCATAGGCCTTGCCGGCCGCGTCAGCGATGCGCTTCATTGTGTCGCCGTCCACGCCTAGCTTCGCCTGGACGTTGGCCTGATTCTGCTGCTGATCCATGCCCGCCAACACCTGATCGGCGATCAGCGCGCCGCCCGCGAGCGCCACCGTCGCCGCCGCAGCAATCGCCATACCGATCGGGCCGGCCTTCGTCCCGATCGCACCGATCTGCCCCGAGAATCCTTCGAGAAACGCAGCACCGGCGCTGTCGCCGCCGGCCGCGCCGACGCCGCCCTCGCCGATCTTGCGCACCGACTCCGAAGCGCTTTCGGCCTTGCTCTTGAGCTTGTCGAGCCAGCCGCCCGCGCTCGGCGGGCCATCGGAGGCGCGCTTCTGCGCGTCGGCCAGCCGCTCCTGCGCGCGGGTGAGCTGCCGCGTCTCAGCCTCAACCGCCCGGGTCGCCGTCGCCTGCTTACGGAGCGCCGCCTCACGCGCCTCCTCGGCCGCCGCCAACCGGCCACCGCCAACGCCTTTGGCCTGAAGATCGTTGAGCTTCTCCTGCGCCACACGGACTTTGCCGATCGCGTCGGCTTCCTTGCTCTTCAGCCCAACAATCTTATCGCTCGACGCCTTGATGGCGCTCTCGGCGGACTTCACGCCATCGACGACGCCCTCGGAGAGCTGCTTACCCGCCGACCTGCCGACACCCTTCAGGCCGCCGAGCTGCTTGTCGATAGCCGACGACACACCGTCCAAAGTCGGAATGATCTGCAGCGTGGCGTATCCGATAGTCGTCACTACATCACTCCAATCCTTGTGCGCTTGCGCTTCTCGTACGTCGCTCGCAAATCGGCAATCCGCGCGAGCTTGGCAGCCCGCCGGCTCTTGGCTTCCAGCTCCACCCGGCGTGGATGGTCTTCGGTCCGGCTTCTGCTCCTTGGGAGGGCGAACAGAATCCGCACCAGAACCACCCACACGTCAGCAATCAGGTGTTCGAGGTTGCTCCACGGTGGCTGACCATCGTTGAGCGCCCGCGCCAGAGCCGATTTCGCCGACAAGTGCTTGACGAGGACGCCCAGCCGCCGCGCCGACAGCGTGCCACGGTAGAAGTCGAGCAGATCAACCCGGTACTCGCGCTGCAAGTCGGCCTCTATCTCGGTGCCGTACTCGTCGAGCAGGCGCCAGAGGCCGGCTAGTTTCCCAGTAACGCGCCAATGGTCTCATCGAGCTCTTTGACGTCGCCCTCGGTCATGCCCTTGTCGATGAGCTGTTTCCACTGCCGCTCACCGACAATGGCGCGCAACGCTTTCCGGTTGGCGAACTGGCCGCCTTCCATCATGATGTCGATGACCTCGGCGGGGATGTTTGCGCCGACCGGGATGCGCAGGGTGAGCCCGCACTTTTCGACGGTGGCGAACCCGTCACCGGCTTCCGCCTGTTGCGCCTGGGCGGCGGCGCTTCTGGCAGGTGCCTTCTTCGCCGCCGCCTTGCGTGGACGTGTGGTCACGCGACGGTGACCGTGCCGCCGGTACCGGCCGCCGTGACAATGGTGGCCGGGACGGAGAACACCGCAGTCAACGGGCCGCCGGTCGTGCCCGTCACGGTCACGCCGGCCGGTCCGACGTTGGGCAGGGCGCGCAGCGCGTTCTGCAGAGCGTCCTTGTCCTTGGCGGTGATCGACGTCGTTGTCTGGCCGTCCACCGTCGTGGTGTACGCGGTCACGCCAGCGGCGATCGTGAACACCTTCGTGATCGCGGCGCCCGCCACGGTCTGGAAGACGTCGCCGCTCGAATCCGGCGCGTGATGCACCAGCATCTCGGCCTGCAACGACTGCTCCCCATCGACGACGCCGCCCAGCGAAGTCAGCTCGACCGGCGCCGGCCGCAGCGACACCCACACCCGAGAACCCGCCGCACCGAAGTCGTCGTCGGAGAAGCGGTACAGCACGTACACCAGCACGTTCTTCGGGGCACCGATCTTATTCGGGCCGGACCCCGGCAGCACCACCTTACGGGTCACCGAGTTCCACTCCAGCGCAGTGAAACCGGACTTGAGCTTGCCCTTCTTGAGCTTCGTCCGGTACGCCGGGCGGCCGAACGCGTCGTACTCCTTCACCTCCACCGACGGTGTCAGCGGGATGCCCTTCGGGGCGTCGATCAGACCGGTTTCCTCCCACCCGAGCGCGGCGAGGTCGGCGGTTGCGGTCGCCGGGATCATCGTCGCGATGTTGGTGACGTTGGACGCCAGTGCAAGCCAGACCTCGGCCTTGTCCGGGATAACGGTGGCATCGGGATTTTGCGGCATGCGAGTTCCCTCCTTCAAGGGCGTGAGATGGATCTGCCCTTGCGGGCCAAAACCCCCGACCAGGGTTGGGCGGGGTGGACTACGCGCGTCGGTGCGCGGTTACTGCGTGCGGGCTCGGGTGCGTGCGGTGAACGACGCGAGATCCCCGCGGGTCTTCGAGTCGCGGGCCTCGACAACTCCGGTGCCGGGCAGAACCGCCGCGATCCCCGGAATCCTTTTCGACAGCACCAGCCCGAGGGCGGCGTACACGTAGCGGGTGTCGCGGCCCGACGTCCACGACACGATCCGAATGGTTGGTGACGTCGCCACCGGCCACATGTCCAGCGGGCCGCCGTCATCGGCGACCACCAGCACCGGACCGGACCCCACCGCCCAGTCGCTCGGCAACTCCAGCCGCACCTTCAGCTCCGGGAAGCGCGATGCGAGTTCGATTTTCAGCCAGTCCTTGACCAGCCGCGCCACGTCGACCGGCTCACGGGGGGTTACCGACCCGGGCAGCGTGTAGGGGAATGTCATAGCGGCCGATCGCAATCCCTGCACCGCGCAATCGTGCCGAGCTGGTAGACGCCATCGATGGACATCCCCAGGATCGGCACCCGCCACCCTGATGGCAACAGGCAGCGGCCACACCACAAGCCTGTCTCGAGTTTCTCGTCGTCGACGACGACCGTCAGCGTCACGGTCTTCACTTCGCCCGCACCTCCAGGCCGGCCGCCGACGCAGCCCGGGTCAGCGCGCCATCGCGCGCTTGCTGCTCGGCGGGCACCGACACCGCCGCCGCCGCACGATCCGTCGTGTACTTCGACACCTCAGCGTCCGGGCCGGCCACCGCAGCGACCTGCTCGGCCAGATCGTTCACCGCGGCGGCGGCGAGCTGCTTGAGCACCTCAGCGCCGCCCGCACGGTTCAGCTTGAACGTCATCCCTGCCCCCTCGTGCACAGCACCTCCAGGCCGCCACGCCCGCCGGCGCGCCAGTCGTTGACGATGATGCTGAAGCGTTGCCCGCGCACGCTCAGCTCATCAGCGCTCGTGAGATCCGTGCCGGACCGGAAGTAGACGACGAACGCGACAGTCTCGCCGTCGCGGCCTCGCTCGGTGTACTCCGAGCCACCACCCGGCGCGACCAGCATCGCCGTCAACGGCACGTTCCCCGCAGCCTGCCACTGGCCGTTCTCGTCCCGCTCGCCGCCGCGATGCCGGATCACTTCCTCGCTCACGGCTTCGCCCTCACAACGCCACCCGGACCTCTGGGCGGCTTGGCCGCCACTTTCTGCGGTGGGCACGGGCTCGTATTCACGCCGGGCCGATATCCACCGCCTCGGGGTGCTATCCAGCTCACGGCGCGGACTCCAACCGATACTGCTCCAACAGAGAACGCTCAACGGCGCTGAACGCCGACGCGGCGGCCATCGCCTCCGAGTCGTACTGGAACGGGCCAACGCCTTTCGGCCGGCCACCGTCGGGGGCGTACGACATCCGGTCAATGAACGACAACACCGCGGCGTTGAAGTCGGGGGCGTCGTCGAATCCGTGATTCATCGTCACGGTGATCGCGCCGTAGTGCGCAGACCAGCACATGCCTGAGCGCTTGCGCACCAGCCCGCGCGCCGACACATGCAGATCGAGGGCGACGTCCAGGGCGAGACCGTGCTCGACGACGCCGGTCAGCGCGACGAGGCGCAGCGTCGGTAGCACCAGCAGCGCCGACCCCGGGCCGTCAATCGTCACCTCGTCGTCCTCGCGGACCCCGGTGACGTGCCACCCGCAGAAACGCCGCGCAGCCGCCAGCCCGAACGACAGCAGGCGTTGCGTCTCCGCATCGCCAGCTGCCAGTCGACCCGACGTGTACTGCGCGACGTCTCCCGGGTTGAGCTCGGGCATCAGGCCTTCGGAGCCTCGGTGCCCTTGTTCTGCGGCGCCGCCTGCTTGTTGGCCGGCTGCTTGGCCTTCTCGGCGGCCGCGCGCTGCGCGTCCTCGTTCTCGGCTTCGCGCTGCGCCTCCGACACCTCGACGTCCTGATTCGACGCCAGGTCTTTCGACGTGAACCCCTGCAGCTTCGCGTCCTCGTCGGACAGCTGCAGCGTCGTCGCGACGCCGTTGATCACCGTGCTGTATTCCTTGAGCGCCATTGGCGTCTCCTCTCTGGGTGGCGGGTCCGCCGGGGGCGAGTCAGCCCCCAGCGACCCCGCGTGAATCAGCGCCACCGGACTAGGACAGCGCAGCCTTGACGAACGCCTTCGGCCGCGTCACGGCGAAAGCGCAGCGCTCCTCAGCGAGGATCGCGACCATGTTGCGGATGAAGAAATCCGCGTGCGAATCCGAGATGGTGACCGTGGTGTCCTCCCGGTCCCACAGGACCGCCTTGGAGAAGTCGCCGACGAGGAGTTCGCCGTCGGGCTGGGTCTCGGACTCGACGACGGGGCGGCCCCACATCGTGCGCGGCCCCATCGACTGCGGGCCGCCGTAGCGGTAGACGCCGTTGAGATCCTTGGCCAGGTCGATGGTCTCTGCGGTCGTCGGCGACACGACGATCGCGTTCGGGTTGACCCTGCCCACGACGCGCGCCTTCGTGATCGCCTTGCGGGCGGTCTCGAAGATGTCGGTGGAGAAGGCCTGGGTCTGGATGCCCGACCAGTTGCGGATACCAGTGAAGTTCTCCCCGGTGCCGTTGCCGCTGAGGATCTGGCCCTCTTCGGCTTCGGCGATGTCGGCGCGCAGCTCGTCGTTGATCAGCCCTTCGAGCTGGGCGACGTCGGCGAGTGCCCGCTTGGTGGCCGGCACCCACTCCGCGATCGTCTTGACGACCGCGGTCCGGCGCACGAACGCCCAGTCACCCTCGGGCTTGTATCCGCCGTTGGGGTTGAGCACCAGCGCGCCGGCGGTGCCGGGGGCGGTCGGTGCGGCTGAGCTCGTCGCCTCCGCGACCACCGCCGCGGCGTTGGTGTGCGAGGTCTGCTCGACATATTCGACGGTGTCCGAGCCGGTGCGGCGCACCGAGATCAGGTCGCGGATCGTGAGTTCCTTGCGGCCCAGCATCTCCACGATGCCGGTCTGCTCGTTGACCACGAACACGCCGGCGCTGGTGTCGGTGCCGCCGACGAACAGGCCCTTGATGCTGATCGGGTCGGACTGGATGCGGGTCTTCTCGCCGATCCGCACACCGTTGTCGGTGGTGAACGGCTTGAGCATCGCCTTGAACTCGGGCGATTCGACGACCTGCAGGCCGAGGGCCTTCACGCGCTCACGCACGGGCTGGCGGCCCTGCGCGTCCAGATCGGCCTTGGCAGCCTCCGGGTCACCGATCTCGTCGGCCAGCGTCTTCGCGCTGTCCAGGATCGCCAGATCGGCCTTGGCGGTCTTGATCTGCTCCAGCAGATCCTTGGCCGCCTTGATCGCGGTGTCATAGTCGACCCGCGTGTTGTCACCCCACTCGCTGGGGTTCTTGTCCGCGTTGGCCTCGATGATCTCGCGGGCCTTCTGCGTGTGCACCAGCGCGGCCTTCTGCAGGTCGGCCAGCTTGGTTGCCGTCATCGGCATGATGTTCTCCTCATCTCGGAATTGGTTAGACGCTCAACTCGATGTCGAGTTCGAGCGTGTCCAGCGCCGAGGTGTCGACGGACGGCTCCTGGCTGGCCTCATCGGACGCGGGATCAGCGCTGTCCTTCTGAGACGGACCCTTACCGCTGGCCTTCTCCTCGTCTGATGTGCTGTCGAGAGCCGACAGGACACGCCCGATAGCGTCGTGCGCGTCCCGCAATTCGGTCTCGTTCTTGGCCGACAGCACGCGGCCAGCTTTGAGGTCGACGTGATCGGCGATGCGCCGCAACGACTTCACGTCGAGTATTTCTGTCTCCTGGTTGGCGCCCACCGGCACCACCGACACCTCGTAGAGCTTGAGCTCGCGGAGCTCGTAGTACTCCTCGGTGTCGCCGTCGTCGGTCTGACGCTTCGCCCAGCCGCCGGCCAACACGTCGTAGGCGAACGACATCTGATTGATGCGCCGACCCTTCAGTAGCCGATAGGTCTGCAGCGACTTCGGGTTCTCTAAGTCGAGCTGCACCTTGACCAGCAGGCCCTTGTCGTCTTCCTTCGCATCGAGGCACCACCCGATGTTGAAGTCCGGGTCGGACATGTTGTGCCCGAACAACGTAGGGATGGGGTCGCCCTTGGCCTCCCACCGCGCCAGATCGTTCGTGAACGCCCCCGGCATTACCACGTCACCGTACGAATCCTTATTGTTGAACACCGCTGCGTAGCCGGTGAACTGGCCCTCAGCCAGGCCGTCATCAGGGCCGGCCTTGATCTCGGCGAATGCCTTCTTGATCAGCATCAGTCGTCCTCCTGCAGGTCTTCGTCCTCAGCACTCGCGTCAACAGCGGGGTCGGTGTTGTCCGGTCCAGGCTCGGCCTCGATCGGGTTCTGATCACCGTTCTGCGTGACGTTGAGCGGGCGGATCAGCTCGTCACCGCCGTCGATGGGCGGCCGGTTGTCCAGCGCGCGCGCCTCGTTGATCGTCATCGTC